ATCTTTCCTTTACCGGGATGCGCGAAGATAATATTATGCAACCTTTTAATATTAACACCTTGTCTAAAAGTGCCCATAGACGCCACGATAATGGCATTGTCTTGCTCCTCTACTATACCTCTAATAACTTCTCGTTCTTCAGCCTCAACACCGCCATGAACAAGATAAACATTCCTACTATAAGGCGTTTCATTATTAATAATTCTATGAAGTTCATCACCATGTTCAATGTACCGGAATAACACCAAAGTATTACCTTCCTGAGACAAAGCTAACTTCTTAATAAACCTATTCCGATATGTACACTTAATAAGCGCCTTTATCTCTTCTGGATATGGAAGCTTCTTAAGAAGATCTCTTATTCCTTTAGGATGAGATAATACCAAACATTTAATTTTCAAGTTAGACACGTGTCCAGCATCCATAAGCTCTTTCATAGTCGTCACCGTATAGACAGGGCCAAATAGACCTTCCAGGACAAGCTTGTTTGTCTTCGTGCCGTCGAGCGTTCCAGACACGCCAATACGATACTTACAGCGGTCCAACTTAGTCATAATAGACTTAAGAGAAGCCGCCTTAAAACCATGAGCTTCATCACCAATAACAACTTCAAAATTAGCAAACCAAGCTTTTGGCATCTTGTAGATTGACTGCCATGTAGAAATAGTTATCCATTCATCTGGACTTTTAGTCTGACCAGAATAGATACAATGAATATCTTCTTCCTCCATTCCATAATCGATGAAATCATTCTTCATTTGAAGAACAAGACCAGTTGTAGGCACAATTATTAAACAGTTTCTGGAAATATGATACCTCGCAATAAGATACATCATCAATGACTTGCCGGACGCCGTAGGGGAGAGAAGAAATGTTCTTCTCTCCCGAATAGCATGAGTAAATCCATCCATCTGATAACCACGCGGTTCTTTTGTCAAACAGCAAAGATGCTTAAGCTGAGCAATAAAGCTTTCAGCCTGTTCCATATAAAATTCTTCTGGGGAAAAATCCGTAAGATAATGAACTTGATAACAACGTTCTTCGCAAAACTTCTCTACATACTTCCTGAGACCAGCATAGATAAGTCCATTCGTAACATTGAACAGACGTATCTTACCGTCCCATGCCTTCGATTTAAAAGAAGGCATGTACTTAGCACCAGGAACATCAAAAGTAAAATAGTCCCTTAATTCAAAAGCTTCAGAAGGTTCACAAATTACACGGATATACGCTTCATTATACTTCTCAATACCAATTACTGTCATCTACCTGCTAAATACTGCTTCTCTGCTGTAATGTTCTTAAGAAGCCAATAACGGTCCTGAATATGAGTCATAATTTTATCCAAAACTTTAACTTTAGCTTCCTGCTGGCCTAATCTAACAGAAGCTTCGATAATATGCTTATCTTGAGGAAGAACACGCCCGAGGTCGGCTTTCAATACTTTGCCACCGCGCCATTCTTCCCAGCCTTTTGCGCGCCAAACTTCATCAGAACCGTTCTGGTAAAACTCAGCCTTTTCATGCATTAAAGCTTCAAGAAGAACTTTCATTTCTTTGAACTTGGCTACTTCAGCGCCGAGCAACTTCACATACTTCGAATGAAGCTTTGCCGTTCTTACGTTCTCATTCACTATGTCATGGGGATCTATTACAGAATCTCTCTCCCACATATCTTCTATATCAGGTAATCTCATCTTTTATTTCCTTTATTAGCATTTTGAAGGTTACTTATAATCTCATCAATTTTTTGTATACTATCGTATATTTCATCAAACAACCAAGGTATAGGTTGATTTTCAAGAGACATTTTAGCATGTAACAGATGAACTATTGCATTATCAGCCTTTAATGGTCTTTGTCTCTTTTTCTCTTCAATTTCCGCAGAGACTTGTTCCGTAATATCAATACCACCTTGCATAATGGGCATGTTCACTCCTTTCATAATATTCACTGTGCAGTGAATTTAACATAAATTTTAACGATTGTCAAATGCTGTTGTTCACGTCACGCAAGTCTTCAATATCATAGTAAATATACTTGAACGTAGCAGTGGCAGTTAGATAATTGATATCTGAGTCGCGCGTATCGAACTGGATATCACCAAGAGAGATTGGAAAGGCATCTATGAAGTTAATGCTGAAATTTGGGTTTTTTATGTTCGTCATGAGAATAAGCGAAATATCAGACTTAACGCCGAAGCCCGACACCTGCGGAACTTCAGTAGCGACTTCCTGATATTCTTCAAAGTTCTTCGGCTTCCCGAGCGACTTCATCCAGCGATGGATTTCCATATAGTTAGTTAAATCTTCATCAACCTTAAACTGGATAGTAAGCGGGTTATATATTAAATGTTCTCCTGGTTCGGGAATGTTCACAAACGGGTTAGGATAGTTCGGAGCGCCGAGCTTGAACCCCGGAAAATTTATTCTCTGGATGAAAAACTCTGTTGCCGGTGCTCTCTTTAGGATGAAAAGAAAGTTAAGCGGCGAGAGAAAATTATGATTGAGATGCGCGTCATTCAGCAATCCGCCCGTTTTGAGCGGCGGCATCGTAAGAGAAGTGTTAAGTAGTTCATTACCGCCCGATATTGCCATATGCTACCTCAATTGAAGAAATCGGCGTCTTAATTTCCGCGCGCCAATAGTTAAGAAATTTATGTACTCTTGGAATTTCTGGGACAATATCATGAGTTTGCCACAGGAATTCGTTGAGTATGTGACGGTAATCCGGGATATAGTATAATATCCTGACAGTGACTAACTGATGCTGCCTAAATAACTTTACCATAGGCTTATTTAGGACCGCTTGACATTTGTTTCGGATTAGGCTATGGTAAAAATGCGACATAGCTTTCGGTTGAGGTTTAGCTATGTCGTTCGTAGGTAAACTTGGACGGTCTGAGCCCAACTAGGATTTGGTTATCTAGCTCTAATGGTAAACCCGAGTCCGCTCACACCTATGTTCAGACCGTCCTTTTTTTCGCCACATAGCCCATGTAGGCAAACGGTAAAGTCGCCTGTTTCAAACACAGGAGTTCTGTAAGTTCAAATCTTACCATGGGCACCAATGGATATAAACTTAAGCGAAACATCGCCAGATGACTTTCACACACAACATGAATGGCATTGGTTATGGGCCGAGCGGGCATGGTCTCCCACAATGGCCCAATGGCTTCATGGAAAGTGGCACTGTGTAGGTGAAAAAGAACCTATTACAGCAAAAGAAATGTATCAGCGCGGCTGGCGTTATCTCGGAAAAGCAATTCCGCCGCCATCGCCATACGATGAACCAGAAATTCCCGATTTCGGAACGCACGAGGAAACAACCAAGGGACCATATCCTATAACCCTTACTTGTAAATATGTCGCTCCTGGTGTGACCTTTTCTGACCTTATAAAGACATTTGAAGAAGGTGAAAAAGAAGCCACGCCTATGGACCATCTTGCCGCCAATCCGACTAAATGGCCAAAAGTCAGAGGTATATCGGCTGTCCTAAATAAGATATTAGAAGCTATCTACCTGAAGAAATAATGTCCTTGTGCCCAAATCGGTAAAGGGGCTACGTTGAGGGCGTAGAGTTTGAGAGTTCGAGTCTCTCCTTGGACACCACCTAAATACAAAGAAACAGGAAAGGAACTACCAATGAAGACAATTGCAGCAACTTTCGATAAGATCGCATACTCACGTGCAGTATTAAAGTGGGGAACACTCTTTGCTATCGTTGCTTTCAGCGTTAGCAAATGCACAGGGTCAATGAATTAATTAACTACAGAGCGGGTATAACTCAGGGGTAGAGTGAAACGTTGCCAACGTTTATGTCGTGAGTTCGAATCTCATTACCCGCTCCATTAGGATATATTATGAAAAAAATAGACTTAGATGTAGGAATAATGATAGGTGTCGCCATATGTATGGCATTTTTTATAATATTGGCAGCCTTAGAAGGTGGAAATGAAAGAGAAGTTTTCAATATAAAATGTTCGCATAAAGACGGAAAATCTATCTCAACTCCACATGGCAGAGTTTGCTTAGATAAGAAAGTATTCATAGAAATTGACTAAATATAATGAATTACTACCGCAATGCGTAATTGACGATTTAACAATACCACCTGGATTCATTGAAGCAATTAGAAAGAAAGATGGAATAGATATGGATATTTTTGGCGAACCAGCCTATAATTACTACGATGGCGAAAATCCCTTTACAGATGCCTATAAGGCGTTCTATGGTATCGAAAAGGAAGAACCGGAAAAAGAAAACCTTGGTGAACAATTCGTCAAGGATATGATTAAGTACTATGGCGCAGAAAATCTAACATACACACTAAAAGAATATATGGTTATCTATCAGGATATGTGTACTCTCAGCGCCAACGGATACAAGCCAGACGTTGAATTAAATAATTGGATGGCGGAAGACGCCAAGGAAACTAAAGCAGCAAGAGAGAAGACTGAAAGAAGTCAGCCTCTCTGGAATGCATTAAAGTATTAAGAGTTAGACCGCTCGTAGCTCAACTGGAACAGAGCACTGGTTTACGAAGCCGAAGGTTGCAGGTTCGAATCCTGTCGAGCGGTCCATTCTCACGCTCCTGTGGGCAAATGGTAAAGTCAGCACGTTTAGACCGTGTGTTTTGCAAGTTCGACTCTTGCCAGGAGCACCATCTTCTGTTATATTATGTTCGGACAGGTAGCTGAGTGGTTTAGCAGCGGCCTCTTAACCCGCCTTACGTGAGTTCGATTCTCACCCTGTTCACCAATAATATGGACCGATAGCTCAGCGGTAGAGTAGCGGCCTTTTAACCCGAATGTCCTGAGTTCGAATCTCAGTCGGTCCACCATTGGAGAATGTGATGAAAATATGGCTAATTGAAAAAGGTCCAAGCAACGCCGATGTTATCCACAAAATAGAAGGACGCCGGGTTAGATACAAAACCCATTCCATGGTCACAGCCTTTCAGTATCTCTATGCAGAATTATGTGGCAGCATCAACGAAATCTGTGATAGAGAAGCTGAAACAGAAACCTTCGAAGTCTCCATCAGAAAGATCCATCGTTAATGCGCCCATAGCTCAATGGTAGAGCAGACGACTTTTAATCGGAAGGTTGTGGGTTCAAGTCCCGCTGGGCGTACCACTCTCCAGGTGAATAGATGCCAAAAAACAAATGCAGTCCCGCTCACAAGAAACGGTGTGAGCGTTATAGAGCCGAAGGTCGGCGTGACAAGAACAAAAAGAAGCGTTTGCGGAAACACATAGCTAAGTTTCCAAACGACAAACAGATTCTTAGTCATCCCCTTCTAAAGACTAAATAAGGGAGATAAAATGAAAATATCACTCGCTTTTATATTAATTCTGTTATTAGCCGGTTGTGGACAATTAAGTCGTGCAACTGCTATATGGACTGGTTATGATGTTCAATGCGTTGATGGAGTACGATATATTCAATTTTCTTCTGGTGTTACTGTAAAATATGATACCAATGGAAAAATTGAGACTTGTAAATAATCTACTGCCCGTATGGCTGGAATAGGTATACACCGCAGACTTAAAATCTGTCGCTTTACAGGTTCGAATCCTGTTACGGGCACCATTGACTAAATAATAAATTCATGTTATTCTTCGGGCAGTGTTAGACTCA